GGGGACGGAGGCGCGGGGGCCGGGGGCGTCGCGCGGGGCGAGGGCATCGTCGACGGTGCGCAGGGTGTGCACGCGCGGGGAGTCGAGGCCGTCGATCGGGGGCCGGCTCGCGAGGGCTCCCGGGGAGAGGATCAGGTAGTCATACGTGAGCGTGTAGGCCTCGCCCGTCTCCGTGTTAGTGACCTGGACGGTGTGCGCTCCGGGATCGATCGCCGTGGCCTCGGAGTTGATGCGCACGTCGAGGTTGAGGGCCGCCTTGAGAGATTGAGGGGTGTGGAGGAGGAGCTTGGCGGGGTCTTCGATCTCGCCGCCGACGTAGTACGGGAGCCCGCAGTTCGCGAAGGACACGTATTTGCTGCGTTCCAGCACGATGATCTCGGCACCCTCGTCGCGCCTGCGCAGGCGCGCGGCCGCGCTCATGCCTCCCGCGACTCCTCCGACGACTACTACTCGCATATGCGGCTCACTTTCTGGCTCGAGGACAGGTCTTCTTCGACGGTTTCGATGATACCCGTGGGGTATCACGGCATATGAGAATTCGCCCCACTTCCCCAAACTAGCCTCCAAGCACATTGAACACAGCAGATACCACGCTTGTCCGTCATACATGCCGATGCGAAGAACTGTGGAAAGACTATTCGTGGAGACAAACATGGAGCGAGGCCCACTTCCGGGCCTTCTGACGGTTGATTATTTCACAACTAGCCCAGGGGGAATCCTCGCTCCAATGAAGAGATTGCCAAATGCCATGGTGTATGACGCGAGAACAACGACGAGACAACATGAGCAGCCTGCGTGAAGTTCAAACCGTCAGCCAGAGCCCGCACATACTCCCGATGCCGCGCCTGACACGCGCCCCGACGGGAGGGGCACTCAACCCCTAAAAGACACGACCAACACCGGCCACAACGAACCCCTTCACCGAGATCCGTTACAACCACCTCTAGAACCTAGAGAGCGCGTGAAGGCGCTTAGCGGTTGCCCTTCGCTCGGTTGTGCGTGATGCAGAGCATCTCGCAGTTAGACTCGTCGGTGGCACCGCCCTTCGACCACGCAGTCACGTGGTCGGCATCCATCTCCTTCATCGTGTAGATCTTGGTCTTGTTCGCGTTGGTGCCCACGGCGCACAGTGGGCAGTTCGACACGCCACGAGCCTCGGCGTCGGCCTTCTGGCGCTCGTACACAGCTTTGCGAATGCGGTCATCGAACATGCGGATCTGGAGCAGTTCGGGGTGCTGCTCACCACCGAGGACGTACTCGTAGATACCCCTGGCATTGTGCACGGCGCCGTCGACTCGCAGAGCGTCCACGCGCGCGTTAATCGCGGTCGCGCTGTAAGGCTGAGCATGGAACCGCTCGTATAGGTCGCCCCACTCAAGGCCGCGCATCTCCCTGTCGGGGGCGCGGTCGAAGACGGTAGCAACCCAGTCGATCACAGAGGTGAAGTGGGCGATGAGCTCAGCAGCATTCACATCGCGACGATGGGCGGCCATGTATGCGCTCGGGCTGACGAGACCCTGAGCAGCAGCGATCCACTTGAGCGCCACGGCGAGGATCTCCTGACGACGGGCGTCACCCTTGACGTAGGCAGACCACTTCTGCTGGCGCGTGTCAGCGGTGTTCGAGAACACAGCCTTGGCGGCGGTCACGAACGGTCCGGAGTACACAGCGTTGAGCAGCTCCTGCTCGTTGAGCGGGACGCCGGAGATGTTGATGGTCTGAAACCACTCTTTGATCTCGGCCTCAGTACCCTCGCACACGTACACGAGCAAACGGGTCTCACGGATGAGTTCTTGCTTCTCGTCGGGTAGCGACGAGAACGACTGCTCGCGACCGTCCACCTTGATAGCGAACTTGCCCGTGACGAAGCGCCCGATGGACGTGATGCGCTGCTGACCGTCAAGAACTTCGAGCTGGCCAGAGTCCGTACGGTTGAAATAGATCAGCCCGAGGGGGTAACCCGCGAGGATCGACTCGATAACGGCAACATCCTTCTTGCCGTCGCCGTAAATGTAATGACGCTGGTACTCCGGCTGGATGGTCAGAGCGCCGTCGAGACCGTACAGCCCCTTACCCTCGGCCTCGTTGTAGACGAAGCCCTTGGTGATGTCGGCGATGGTGTAGTCGGTGATGAGTTCGGTCTTCATAGCTCAGGCCTTCTGCTCTTTGTGGAGATTACGAATGAAAATCCGCTTATAGGCGGTCTGGGCAACACCGCCAGTTACGATGTACGCGTTCTGAACGCGCCAGGTTCGGTTTGCTCGTTTGTACTTATCCTCGTCTTCAGCGCACGGAGGAGTGAAAAAGTCATATGTGACGGATAGGTCAAGGTCCCCATCACGTCCCAGCAGCTCGAACTGATCGGGGTTGTACTTGTCCAAGAACGTGATTGGCACGCCCATCACGCCTGAGCAGTAGTCGAGCTCGTCGAGCGCGTATCCATATTCCTCGGTCATGATTCGTTCGAGACGTTCTTTGCGCGAATGAGGATCCGAAAGTACGGAGTTACTCTCTCTCTCTCTCTCATGTATACGAGATCTTTGCCATCATCACCGTGGCGGAAACGGATGATCTCAAACTGCTCAGGGTTGTACTTGTCCAAGAACGTGATAGGCACGCCCATAGCTTCTTCGTAGTCGCTGGGGATAGCATCGACAAACGGCACTTCGATCGCATCATAGTTGTCGTAGGTCACATAGCCGTTTTCAATGAGCTGCTTGTGCCTCGAGTATCGCAGGTTTTCGGCCATAGTCATGAGCTGGAGAGGCTCGTGACGGCGTCCGTGCTCGATATTGGTAAACCAGCACGAGTTGCCCAGACGAGTGTAGTCGTAGTTCTCGTCGGCGGGGTACCCGAGCCGCTCAGCCTTCGCAGCGTCGGCGGGCTTGATGTCCGAACCCTTGGGGACACCGAAGACCATATCGGTTGCGTTCGCGGTGGCTCCTTTCCAGAGCCTGTTGCTCTGGATGAGCGGGAAAATCTCCTTGTAAGTGATCGCGTTGTTGTTGCCGATCACAGAGAACCGAACGCCGCCTTCAACGAGCCACCCGACGAACTCACGGAACAGCGAGAACGGCGGGTTAGTAACCACGATGTCGGCCTCGTCGCGCAGGGCGGTCACCTCGGCAGAGCGGAAGTCGCCATCGCCCTCGAGATAAGACCACTTGAGGTCGTCAATGTTGACGCGACCATCACCGTTGAGGTCTGCGGGCTCCAGGACGAACATGCGGCCACGTTCCATCGACTTCTCGGCGTCGTACTGTGGGTCGTCAAGCTCGAAGAGCGTCGGGGCGTAGAACTCCCCGCCCGCGTTCGAGTTCGGCGCATACGAGGTCGAGATGAGCTTCTTCAGGCCGTACTCCTCGAAGTGGAGGGCGAAGAACTTGGCGAAGTTCGACCACTCCGGATCATCGCACGGCAGCAGGATGGTCTTGCCCCGGAACACGTCGGGGTCGAACTCCAGATAGGCATTCATCTCCTGTTCGATGTCTCGCCACTGTGTGTAGAACTCATCATTCTTGGTCGCTTTAGCGCGACCGAGGCTACTGTTGCCCGCCATACTGCCTACCCTACTCACCGTCCGTTATCGCTCGTTTTTCAGACAAGACGCTTGGGAACGGCGCCGCAGCCCTGCGGTAGCCCGGCAGAGTGTTCCACAAAGGATGTCCACTGGCGCGAGTGTACTAAAATGGGTCAACTAATGGAAGCGGACACGGCGACACCACGGGGTGGAAGGAAAAATGACACCCCAGTCACTACATGGTAGCCATAGCCTGTTCTCAGAAGGACCGGAAGATGAAGACCTCGCCATCAGAAGCACCGGCAACCGTGTAGTCAAACTTGAGGTCATGGGTCCACGCCTCCCAGTTGAAGTAGCGCTACACCTCCTCAGACCATCCGCCACAATTCAGCCGATATCCTCTCACGACGCTGGATCCCTTTCAGGGATATAAGAACGCCATTGATGACTAACTCCGAGAGGCCACCTGCGTGCTCGACGCCTTTCCCATCGTCAAGCTCGCCGGTGATGCCCTTAATCAGGTGCGCCGTCGCGTCCAGCAAGACACGACCGGTCACCGCGGGCACGCACGTTCCCCTCTACCGAATCCTGCTTCTCCTGCGCGCCTCGCGCCACAAGCTCACCCCGCGCCAACAAGAACGACTCCATGAGGCCTACGTGGCAGATGCACCCAGCAAGTGCGCGATATCTTCCATCAAGCCACACCCACCCAAGGCCGACGCCAGGCCGCACATCTCGTCGAGCGCCTACCAACGTGTCCCATCCCCGAAATCGCCCGACTGGGCAGGACCCTACGCAAATGGAAGGACGCGCGCTTGGCCTACTTCGACACAGCCGGAGCCAGCAACGGCCCCACCGAAGCCATTAACGGAATCATCGAACTAGGAAGACGTACCGCCAGAGGCTACCGCAACCCCACCAACTACCAACTCCGAATGCTCCTCATCGCAGGAGGCCTAGACGCCTCCACCCACACCCAACTCTGAAGAGCCGCTTATCCGAACGTCTACAAACAAAATTATTGCCCAATACCGCTTCGACACACTGAAACCCGCCAGTTGTTCGCCCACTAGACGTCTCTGCTTCACTAGTTCAACTTCGCGTAGCCCAAGAGCCGTTGCATCGGTTGGCGCCGTTCGGTCCAATAACGCACTCCTATTTTTGGGCGACGTCGATGTCGCACGCATGTCAAAATCAATTCGTTCTTAGCTCGCGAAACAGCCACGAAAAACTCGGCGCGACAGTCGTCAAAGTCTTCTGACCGGAAAAGCTCACGCTCAACACCATAAACCACGACTTTTTCAAACTCAAGTCCTTTACTTTTGTGTATCGTGAGAATGCGGACGGCATCATCTTCAGAAAGTCGCTCTATTGCCGCGAGCGGATCAGAGTCGCGCTCGAGCTCTTGCGCAAACAAATTAACCGCGTTTTCAATAAGTTCGGAAACCCGCTTTCCGTGCTGATATTCGGGCGAAAGGGCGTACACCACCGGCCATGAAATCATCGCGATAAATTCCTCAATTACTTTTCGCCATTCACCCGGATTCGAACATGTCAATTGATTAGATCGAAATTGTCTGCGTTTTGTGACCAAAAAGCTATTGATAGCTCTGTGGTTACGTAAATTTGTTTCCTCTGATCGGCCATTCAAAGTTGCCAGGCCCATGAGATGTTCATAGGCTTCTGCTTGGTACTCACCAACAAGGACCTGAATCAGACTGAAGATCATTGCTGCGATTGGCTCAGCCATCAGGTCCTGGTATACCTGTTCGTTACGCGCTGCAACACCTAGATATTTCAGTTCCTCCATCAGCTGGCGGCATACCAAATCTGGTTGCAGGCGCACCAAAACGGCAATCTCACACGGCAAAACGCCTGCGTCGAGCCAAGCTTTCACACGGGTTGCAATGGCCGAGGCTTCCTCCGTGGACGTCTTAAAATCCAGAACTTCTATCAAACCACCATTTCCCTGGATCGCGGCGTCTGGTAGCGCGGCCGGCGGGTCCATGTCTCGAACCATACGGTTCTGCATGCGGCGGAGCGCTGGGGCCGATCGAAAGTTTTGATAGAGAGTTAGCTCTTTGGCCACGAAGTCCTTTGCGAAAATCTTCATGATGTCGTCCACGGCTCCAGCCCAGCCCATAATTCCTTGCTTACTATCGCCTACAGCAGTGAGCATTGCATCGCTACCAAGGAAGACTTCTTTGAGTAGCTTGTACTGCAAGGCAGTTGTGTCCTGGAACTCGTCGAGAAAGACATAACTGTATGTCTGCTGTATAGCATTTCGCAGATGTGGGCTCTTGCGCAGGATCTTGAGCGCCAACGGCACTACTTGCTCGAAAGTGATCTGTTTTCGGAAAATTTGATTTCTACTGTCAATCGTATAGTCTGAATCAAGTGCATCCTCATCTGTCAAAAGAAGTCGGTAATTATCGATGATGCGCTTAGCAAACGCGTGGAACGTAAAACTGTCGAATCGTCTGCCAAGTTCGTCACCACAACGTCGGCGAACACGTTCACGAATATTCCGCGCGGAGTCAACCTTGTATGAAATCGCCAGGATCCTTCGCGGATAACGACAGGCGCCTGTTGCTAACAAATACTCTGCCCGTTGGGCTAGCAGCTCCGTTTTTCCCGCTCCAGGTCCCGCAGACACAACGACATTAGATTTCAACTCTTTAACGGCATTGATCGCGTTGGGTTCAAGGGTTATGCCGTTCGTAGGAACCCAGTCTTCTACACGTATCATTCTGGAATCGTTTCAAGTCGTTCACGAACATGCCTGACCAACCGTTGAAGTGGCTCCGGCAGTGCCTCCAACAGTTCCTCATTTGTCAACTTAGACATCGCCGAGATATGGCTGGCAGGCTTGCTGCGCAATTTGAACTGCCGTTGATACTCCTCAAAGAGTTCGAGGTAGGTGTCGAGCTGATCAACGTTGGCATGTTTCTTCCCAAGGACAGCCTTCATTGCACTTTGCATCGGAGTCGCTTTCTCAACTTCGTAGGCGCCTGGGTACGCATTCAGCAGCATCAAATCGAGGTCTAGTGGGAATGAGAAGAATACACCCTGTTCCTCTAAGCACTCGATCCATTCATTATCAGCAAATCCAGGGAAGTCATGGCTGCTATCCCAGGCAGGAATTTCTTCGGTATTCCACCCCACAGTCTCATCCGGGCGAATTTTCTTTAGTTGATCGACGGCATACTTCACGCGTCCCCAGCCTCCCTGATAACGCCCGCAGTCAAGATCAAGTAACGTAACGTACGGTATTTTCAGCTGTTCAAGAAGTCGCCAGAAGTGATTGACGTGACGACCCCCAAGTGGCACAACAGATACTGAAAGATCGTCCTCTGCGATACCGGCAGCGGCAAGAACCCGCGGAAGTATAATTTGTTCGCTGTCCCCTTCGCCCAAAATAACGAAGCGTGAGAAGTAGAGCTCCGGGTACGCTAGCACACCCTCACGAACATACTTTGCTGCTTCATCTGGATCGGTAGGAAGCGTAATCTTACGAACAGTGGTCGTACGATCCTCAGCCAACCGCAGGAAGCGAATATCCTCCGGCTCCGTGCGGCGCAACAAGGCAGGCGCATGCGTCGCTACAATACCTTGTACATCCTCATTCTGACATGCCTCGCGAAGACGTTGAATAATCCTACCTAGGTAGTGGGAAGCAAGGCTATTCTCCGGCTCCTCAAGTGCGAGTACAATATGAACTGGGGGTCTTAGTACATTAGGATCAAAAGCCTGTCCCTCACCATTTAATACCTTACGTGCAATTCCTTGCCATGCCAGAACAAGCGAAATATACAGCAGCGACTTCTGCCCATCACTGAGGCGTTCAAAGCCAACAATGTCACCTGCCGGCCCCGGTGTGAAGGTGACCGTCAACTGACGCAGCACCCCCTCGAGTTCACCACGTCCAAAGGAAATGGCCGGATCTTTGAAGAATGCGCCCTTATGCAAAACAGACCATGCTCGCTCAATCTCGAGATTCACGTCCGCGACAGCATCGTTACCAGCCATTGAAGCAGAAATTTCTTCCGTCAAGCGAGCCATCGTTGATCGCTCATGAGTCCAGTCGGCAGCCCGCAACATCCGCCCTAGTAAAGAAGCGGTCGTGTACGCGATGTGGTCAAGGGGGTTACGGCGCGCGGGCAGATAGTGCACCTCAATGGCTGCCCGGTCGTGACGCGACATATCTGACCGTCGGATTGGCTCACCTTCGCCATCAACTTCAGTAATGTATTCAACCTTTTCATCGATGTAGCCGTCAGCATCAAGCACAGCCGTGAGGCGAACCCGAATTCTCGGGATACCGTCTGGCGACATCAGCGCCATGTGGGCAAAGAAAGGAGGAATTGATGGATGCATCTCTCCCTCGTCGGCCGCTTCTTCAAAATCGATGTCCACCTCAATCCAAAGCTCGTTACTAACAGCATCCGCGAAAGCGCTTGTAGGAACATGAAAATCTTCAAGATAGATCCGGCGGAGTGCAGGCAACGGACTGAATAGCCGAGCCAGCGCAACAAGAGCAGCCGTTTTACCTGATCCATTTGGACCAAGGACGAACGTGATCTGGTTGAGTCCAATCTCAGTTGGGACTGGACCGAACGACTGGAAGTTCTTGAGTCGAAGTGTACGGATCCTCATAATTGGTTCAGCTTCTCCTTGATCAACCACAGAGATTACTCGATTCACAATGTGGCCTTGTTCATGGCAAGTCTATGTGTCACATAACTTCGAACATGATAGACACTCCGCTGGCAATCATTTCCCTTGCTCACGAGACGTACAACGACATGCAGACGATACTCCAAAATGTCATCCCACTAGTCACTCATATGAAGAATCCGAAGAATACTTAGGAAAGTAGTCTCTTACAGTGACATCTGCATCAAGAACAGGAAGGCAATACTAGGTATGAAACGAGATTGGTCGGAATTGCGCGCTATCCGCTCGCCTAGACGAAACTCAAGCGGTCCCCACATGGAACCACTAGACAAGTAGTCCATCAGAATGCCCTAATTAGTTCCGCTAACGTTCCATTTCCCCACAGTGCAACAAACACTGCAAGGAGCTTGCGTAGCTTGATAAGAGAGGGATAGTGCGAACACTCAGTGAAGCGTTCACACTATCCCAGCATGGTGGAGATGGGGGGAATCAAAGAAGCGCCTGTTCACCAATCCGCGCAACTAAGCGTGAAAGTCTCGGTTTGGCAACCTACTGCCGTTTTGCTCGCAATTCCATATGTCCCATATATCCCACACCGCCCGCGCGCTATGCTGTGCGTGTACCCATCTTGTACCCAAGCGCGAAGGGCGGACACTATGGGCAGGCAGTCTTTTGGGACCATCGATAAGCGAGGCACCACATCAAAGCCACGGTATCGCGCGCGCTTTGACGATCCTACATACACCGGCCCTGGCCGCGCGCCGCGCATCTCCGCGCCACATACTTTCCCGACGAAGCGCGAAGCGGAGATCTGGCTTGCCGCGCAGTGGTCGGCCATCGCTGCAGGGACATGGGAGCACCCCGCCACCGTAGCCGCCAGGGAGGCCGAAGCGGCTCGCCAGCAGTCGCTCAGGGGGCTGACAGTCGCTGACTGGGCGGACGCTTGGCTCGCCGACCTCGAGCGCACAGCCGCGGCGGGCACACTGCGCAAACGCCGCTCAGACTTGCGCCGGCATGTCCTCCCCTACCTCGGAGAAGCGGAGCTCGCAGCCCTCACCTCGGCCTCGCTATCGCAATGGTGGGCGGACCTCGACGCCACGCCAGGCGCGCGCCGAAATGCGTACGAGACCGTGCGAGCGCTCCTGAACGCGGCGGTCGCCGACGACCGCACCCTACTGACCGCAAATCCCCTCAGCATCAAGGGCGGCGCGCGCGAAGCCCGCCGCATACAGAAATACCTCTACTCCCCCGCCGAAGTTGACGCGCTCGCGGGCGCGATGCCCGAGCCATATCGTGCGCTGGTTATCCTGCTGGCCGACGCTGGCCTGCGGATAAATGAAGCGCTCTCGCTCACACGCGCTTCACTCCTCGAGCGCGAGGACGGCGGCATGAGCATCCGCGTCGAGTGCTCTCTGCACCGCGTCGGCCGGCACTTGGAGCCGGGGCCGACAAAGACGGCGGCGGGCGTCCGCACGGTAGCGCTCATGGCCGCGACCACTACCACGATGCGTGCACATCTGCGTACCTACGTCGATGAGGGGCCGTCCGCGATTCTTTTCCCCGCTCCGGGGGGCTCGGGCTATGCGCGCGACACTGCGCTGACGCGGATGCTCACAGCAGCACACGACCACGCCAGAATCGCCATCCCATCCGGCATGTCTGGCGGATGGCACGCACTCCGCCACTACTCAGCCACCAGGTACGGCCAGGCGGGCGCGACGACACGCGCCCTAATGACCCGATACGGCTGGTCCGACCCGGACATGGCCGCCCGATACCAGCGATCAGACGAAGAATACGAGCGCGAGCTGGTCGCACGCATGGAAGCCCGCACCGACCGGCACTGATGGCGCTCGCGGCACTGCGAGTCTCTGAGCGCGTCGAAAAGCGCCGTTTTGGGGCAATTTGTGCGCGCTCAGAATCGGAAAAGTCTCTGAGCGCCGCACGGACGCAAATGTGCATGCGTGCTGATAGGCTGGGAGTAATCGATCATGCGGCTCCTTCGGGGAGCTGCTGGGTTCTATATCGAGGCTAGGCACTGCGGGCTCCGGCCCAATGCGGAGCGCTCCCTAGCCGCTTAGGGGTAGCGCGGCTCGCGGCTGTGCGGCCCCGGCCAATGCGCGGGCTACCAGCGCGCAGATACCGCCCTCTAGCCGATGACGGGGCCTCTCACGGCTAGGGGGCGGCGTTTTCTGCGAGGCGTCATTCCGAATTCTCACGTGACGCGACATGTCTTTTTGAGGAATATTATTCCCAATCGCAATGAAGAGGAATTTTATTCCTTAAAAAAACACGCTCAAGGTATTGCAGCAGCCTACAGTAGGACAGTTGTCCCAGCCACGCAGTCCTCGCATGGAGGGGTCCGGGGACAAGCAGCGTCCTCAGCATTGAGCGGATGCGCGTGCATCTTCGAGACTGAGCCGATACTGCTCCGCTTCTGGTTCTTCGGTGAACTCGAGGAGGTTTCCAGCGATGTCCTTGAGGGCTTCTCGAACCTCTGCAGGGGTGGCGTAGAAGAATTCGCGCCGCGCATTGATGCGATTGACGCGTTTGGCTGCAAAACGGTGGTGCAGCTCGGTTTCAACGCTTACAGCATCATCTGAGAAGAACAAGGCGTGGACATCGAAGTTGAATGGCACGGACGCGTCTCCGAGCTCGCGGACGCGATCCATGGGGTCGAGGCGACGTGTCATGCCGATCTTGACCATACGTTCGCCGAAAGACCCGATGTTCGAGATGACGTAGACATATCCGGCACGGATATTGGCCTCGCGCTTCTCGACGTCGTTGATCCCCTTTTCAATTTCGACGATCTGCTGCTTGAGGCGCGCAGTTTCGGCTTCGTCACCGATTTCTTCGACCGTCTTGAGGACGTTGAGGTAGTGTTGCCGTTCCTTTTCGAGGCGTTCCCTCTCGGCTTGGAGTTCTCGCTCCGCTTTTGCTTGCTCGCGCAGTTCTGCTTTGCGTTCTTTTTCCAGCTCTTTTTCCAGCTGCTTTGCTTTGAGATGGTCGACTGCGAGTTGCAGTTCTCGAGCGCGGAGTTCCACGTAGTTTGGCTTGATCCGAACGCCGGTGACAGTGCATTGTCGTTCAACAACCTCAGCGGCCTTGAAGATCTTCGCGAGGCTTGCTTCGTAGTTTCGAGCGCTTGCCGCTTCGATGATTGAATCAACCTGTGAGTTGAAAGCTATGAGCGCAAGCCTTGCTGAATCTTTCGCGAGTTTGTTCCGGCCGCTTTTCGTGTGGGGAGGCTCGAAATCATCAAGCGATTCAACTGCGCTATAGCTTCGAACTGCCATTTGTACGTCTTTTCGAAGGTCTCGCAAAGCGGCCGCCAGCTCGACAGAATCTCTTGCAGGGTGGTCATACTCAGTGAAACCTGCTTCTTCTAGTTTGACTTGGACGCGCATGGGGTGAAGCTTCTCCTGCAGGGCTGCCTCCTCGTTTATAAGTCGCTCCAAATCAGCACGGATTCCCTGCTCTTGTTCTGCGCATTGGGTGCGAACCTGTTGGAGCGCCTGGCGCGCATGCTCAGCGGCCTGATCTGCTTCCCATGCCGCCGTACCGCCATGGGCATCAACAAATGCCTGGAGGTTTGCCTGACCAGCCTGCGCAGCCGTGAGTTCGCCGCTAAGCCGGACGAGTTCCTCGGAGAGTCGGGCAATCTCTCCCCTGGCTTCCTGGTACTGCTGTTCCCCAATCGCGAGTCTCCGCTGTAGCTCTGCGATTTGCTTACCGCCGAAAATAGGCATGGCCTCTTCGCCTCCTCATAAATAATATGACCTGATTCACTGTATCAGTGAAGGGGTTGCGGAACAAGTGCTCCCACATGCTGAGCACGAGCGCCGCCTCGCCACGCCTGTCGTTGCCACATCTCGACGAGCGAGGGCGTGGTGCTCCGGCGGCATGCGCCGACCTGATCCGCGCAGATCCTACCCTCGTGCCGATGATCGAGTCTCTCGCGGCACGGGGGCAGCTTTATGTCAGAGGGGATCGCTGCTGCCTGCGGCCTTAGCGGATTGGCGCTCGGCGAGGGCGGCGTCGGCCTCGGCGTACGAGCGACCTGTCTGCGCAGCAAAAAGTACCTTCCATCCCTCAAGCCCGAGAGCTCCAGCAATTCTCTCGATCTCCCCTGCAGTCGCGGCACGCCCACGCTTAAGCACGTCGCCGAGCCGCGTGAGCTTCACTCCTGACAGGCGAGATAGCTCGCGCAGGCTGACACCGGAAAGTTTTTGTTGTTCAGAAAGCAGCCGGGCAATCTCAGCATCTAGCAGAGCTGCGATAAGTGCATTTCCCATACGTTCAATGTTCGCACATGCGAACGACATTTAGCAAGTCGACTTGACAATGTTCGTTGTTGCGAACATACTTGATGTGTAACCGTTCGCAACAACGAACATGGAGATGCAATGCAAACACGGGCAACTCACGCCGACCGCCTCGCCGCTGTCATACGCGACGAAGCGGCTCGCGTCGGCATGACAATCACTGAGCTCGCAGAGAAAACCGGCCTCAAGCGTCCGTACATCTCGCTGCGACTGAACGGGCATCGGGGATTCAACGCGGTCGATCTCGACAAGATCGGCCTGGCGCTCGGAACACCTGCATGGGAACTGATGTACCGGGCGCGTGGCGGGGACGATGCGAGCAAGTCGGACGGGTACGCGATCCAGGACAAAGCGTCGGGGGCGGTCATCCTGCAGGCTCGCCGCGTCGATTGGGACGGCGGTGACGAGGAGTGACGTGTCAGAGCGTAATGCTGGGTTGCACGGCCGCGCTGACCGCCGCCGCGTGTCTTGGCCTGGTCATTCTGATCTCGGGCATGGTCGCAGAGGTCATGGGCGACATTCGCGAGCGTCGCAGGCGTGAGGCGGCTAAATCTTCCTCGTCGGCGGGGTGCTGCCGCGTGTGTGTGCGCGGTGTGTGTGGTGCTCTGCGCTCCGCCGATGAGGATCTCGCTGAGCGTGGTGAAGCGCGATGAAGCGGGAAGCGCCGGAGCCGGTCGCGTACCGGGTGCGCACATTCGCGCAGCTGATTGAGGCGTCGGACTCGGGTGTCCGTGAGCTGATCGCGTCGGGCGCGATCCGCTCGTTCAAGGTCGGGGGCCTGCTGAGGATCCCCGCAAGCGAGCTGGTGAAGTTCACCGGCGAAGAAGGCAAAGAAGTGCGCCCCTGCGGTTGCGACGCGGGGCGCGGGAGCAAATAGAAGGAGATGCTCGTGAAGAAGGATAACATGCGCGGCCGGCGTTTGTGGCCGTGGAAGTCCATGATCGGAGGCGTCTGCGTGACGGCGGCGCTCGTGATCGCTTTCGGCATGCGTGGCCTCGACAATCCGGAGGGCTGGCCCGAGTGGCTGTGTTTCCCTGGGGTCGCGCTCGCCATCGTCGGCGGTGTCCTCGTCTACGCAGAGTGGCGGGAGGGATCGCTGTGAGCGCGGAAATCTTGGCCGTCCTGGCCCTGGTGCTCTTGGTGTCGATGGTTGTCCTGACCTGGTTCGTGTGGCGCGGATCGTCGCGTGCGGCGACCCTCGAGGACATTGCGGCGCGCATGGTGAAGGACGCGGGCAAGGCCCGCAGGCAGGGCACGACGCTGCTGCAGCGCACGGCGGACTTCGCATACTACGACCCGTCCGGCGACGACTCCCTGCCGCACATCATGTGTCTGGCGATGCAGGACGTGATTTTCGAGGCAGAGGTCAACGGCTGCTTGGCGGTAGACACGCCGCGCGTGATCGTCGACCTGGATCGGAGGAAGATCCGCGTCGTCCTCGAAGTCCTGCGCGTCGCTTCCCTCCCGGTGGGGGTCGAATGATGAGCGATTCGACGTGCACGACACCGCTGTCTCTCCGTCTCGAAGCCTCCGACGACAGACCCTGCCACGACAAAGCCGCACGGGAGATCGTGCGGCAGGCCAGGAAACGGGCTCTCGCCTCCCCGACCGAGGCTCACGACTCCCAGCGCCGCGCGACGCGCGGACTCACCTACTACCCCACAACCAGAAAAACCAAGAAGGAGACAGACCGATGAAGAAGAAGCAGATTTGGGTCGCAGCCCTCACCATCGCAGCCCTCGCACTGCCGTACGGCTACGCCGAAGCAGCCGCCGCCGAGGTCATTCAGGCCATGACCGCGCAGGTCACGAAGGCGACCTCGGCGTCGCGTCAGACATCGAGCGAGGTGACCGTCGCGGGAACCTGGGCAACGCCCAAGCTCACGCTCGGGCAGTCGTTCACGGTTTCTACCCAGCCGACGAACGGCGGCGCACCGTTCACGTGGGCGGCGTCGTTCCCCTTCATGCTCGACGACGGGTCGGTCGTCGGCGAATGCGTCGCCGACCAGGCGACGCTGACCTGTACGGTCAAGGAAGTGCCGGGCGCTTACAAGGACAAGGCGGACGTGAAGGGCACCTGGTGGGCACGTGCTCGCCTTCAGGACGCTGCTGTCGGAACCAACGAGGGCACGATCACCCTGAACGGCGAGGTAGTGAAGACCCTTGTCTGGGGCGACAAGGACGGCACCGGCGAGTGCACCAATGATTGCTCCGGCCCGGCTCACTACGAATACGCGAATCCGGAAAACATTAAGTTCGGCTGGACGAATGACAATGGCACCATTGGATGGGGCATCAAGTGGATCGCCACCCCCGGCACCGAGTACACCGTCAAGGACTTTGATACCCGCCTCAACACGTCGGTGAAGTGCGCCAAGTCCGACACGTGGGACCCGGCCACGACCGAAAACATCATTGCCACTCAAGTGGACGACAACACCATTAAGTTCACAGCCCCGGACGGGGTAAAGACTTGCATTGTCTACCCTCCCGAGCAGATGAAGGTCCCCGAGGGCCAGACCTCCGTGACGAATCACGCGGAAATCAACGGCGTGAAGCTCGAATCCACGGCAACCGTGAGGTCTAACGGAGGCACGGACGGCGACGGCACCGTCAAGCCCACGCCCACGCCCACGCCGACGACACCGGCCCCGAAGCCCTCCGATGAGCCTCAGTCCGCGCCGTCACCGACTCCCACGCCTGAGCCGACGCCGGACACGGTGAAGCCCACGCCTGCCCCGACCTCGACTCACACCACCGAGCAGCCGAAGCCCACGCCCGCGCCGACGACCGCCCCTGCCCTGCAGCAGCGCATCGCCAAGACCGGAGCGACCGCCAACGGCCTGCTCCTGATGATCGGCGCAATCATGGGCGGAGCAGGCGCTGGCCTGCTCATCCTCCACCTGCTTGAAGGCCGTAAGCCCGAAGAGGAGACCGCCCGATGAGCAAGAAGCCCCTCAAAAAGCCGGTGACGCTCACCCTCGAGGCTGACCTTGTGGCGTGGCTGCGCGATTTCCTGTACGAGGAAAGCCTATCTGCTGAGATCGACCACGAGAACGTCGAAAGTCTCCACACAGACGTCGCTATCCGCGCCGCGAAGATCGAGCTCAACCGTGTGAACGCGTGGTTGGAGAAGGTCATCGAAGCCCTGGACAATGCCCTGGACAATGCCCTGGACGATGCCCGGAACGATGCCCGGAGCGATGACATGGACGTATCCGATGCGTGCAAAGCAGTCGCGGAGAAGATCGCCGCGATGACGCCTCCCGTCGCATAGCCCCGACCGCCTAATCAACGAAGGAGACAAAACATAAGGTTCGAGAAGAGGATCACCGTCGAGCTCGACCAAACTGACGCGGCAATCGCTGCTGTCCTGCTCGCTGAAAACGCCGGCCGCGAAGCCCTCAAGGCGCTGCTCGCAGACAGGACAGCTGAGATCGGAGGAACCATCAACCGGGGGCCACGCGCAATCGCTGACTCGTACATCAAGGTCGGTGACGCACTGACGCGCGCTATCACGGACGAGAAGGGCAACCGGGGCTTGCAGAGTGCCTGGACGCTCTCTCGTAGCACAACGCTCATGACCGACGCCATGCAGGCGGCAGATACGGTCACGGAAGCGACCGAGGACGAATCATGAAGGTCGCTCAAGCTCCGGTCTACCTGGACTTGGAGCAGGTGAAGCTCCTCCGATGGGACATGCAGGAGGCAGTGCTCGCAGCGGATGAGGATCTCGAAGTCACGATGCAGATCAGCGATGTGACTGCCCGCCGCCTCGCTCGCGAAGAGATCGCCAGGAAGAGAGATATCCACCAGGAGGCCCTCGACAAGCTCGATGAGGAATTCAAGATGCTCAATCGCGGAGATTACGAGCTACGAGAGAGCGACTGAGCACACTCCCCGATGAGCGCGGCCACGGGGAGGCCACCCGCAAACCAGAAAAACACGGCGGGACCGGCTAGAAGATCGCGCAGCCCGACCAGCAGACACCCGGGTGCAAGTCCCGGGCGGGCACGAAACCCCTGCGCAACGACAGCGCAGGACCACAAACACAGACAGGACACCATGATGACCACCATCAGCGAGATCGAGGACAGGCTCAACGCCGTCGCCTTCTCCGGCCGCAGCTACACCGGAGCCACACGCGAGGAAATCGCCGCTGCCTACAACGCGGCCGTCGCCAACTTCGAGGCCAACGCTGCCGTGGACTGCGCGTACCTCATCGCCCGCGTGCACGAGCTCGAAACAGCAATCATCACAGCCGCCTCCGGCCTCGCCGTCGCCGCAAGCTACGTCGCCGCCCGGTACGCCGGCACGCCCGACGAAGCCCGCGAAATCCGAGTCGCAATCGGCGAACCAATCGACGCGCTCGTCAACGCCACGCAGGGCACGACTATCGCGAGCGACGAGGACGCGCAATGATCGAGATCAAGCCTGTGCGCACAGTCAGCGCCTTCCGCCGCTGCCCCGTCTGCCGTGAGCAGCTCGCGCCGAAAGGCTCAAACGTCCGCATCACCGTAGACGCCGAGAATGAAGCTTCCGCAATCGAAGCCGTCACCCACAAAGCATGCGCACAAGCCGTCATCAGCTTCACTCGCGCTCGCGGTTACACGCCTGCCGAGCTTGCGGAGGTTGGGGCCTGGGTTGTTGCTAAGGCACTGCGATGAGGCTCCCAATCAGGATTCAGCGCCGCCTCGATCGTGGATGGAGGACACCGGCTCACGCGAAATACGTGGGGCCTGGAAGCTTCTACGCGAACCCGTTTAGGGTCGCTCGGGTGCCGCTTGAGCTTAAATATGGCGGCGCGATTATGGTCGCGTCTCCTGCGGAGGTTGTCGAGAAGTTTCGTGAGTGGATCAAGCACACGCCAGAGGGGCGTTTCGTCGCCGAGTGTGCGGCGCGGAACCTCTGGGGCCTCGATCTCGTGTGCTGGTGCAGCCTCGATCAGCCGTGTCATGCGGATGTTCTCTTGGAGATCGCGAACCCTCGCGGGGAACGTGAGTTTGAGAATCCCTATTACCGCATGTGGGAGCGCGAAGAGGGGGACGTGCGATGACGACTATTGGGAGTCTGTTCACTGGGTATGGCGGCCTGGATATGGGCGTCGCGATGGCCCTAGATTCCGACGCGCGGGTCGCGTGGACCAGCGACGTCGAACCCGGCCCCTGCAAGCTTGCGCAGGTGCGTTGGCCTGACACCCCGAACCTGGGTGACATCACACAGGTCGACTGGGATGAGGTCGAGCCCGTGGACATCATTTGCGGCGGCTCGCCCTGCCAGGATCTCAGCCTCGCCGGAAAACGCGCAGGCATGGCCACGGGCACACGCTCGGGCCTGTGGGAATCCATGGCCGCCGCCATCGAAACCATCAGACCCCGCCTCGTGGTGTGGGAGAACGTTTTAGGAGCATTAAGTGCGAGGGCCTATAGCCCGGTGGAACAAGAGCCGGGAATGCTGGGAAACGAATCAACTATGCCTGCTCTCAGGGCTGCCGGCCGTGTGGCAGGGGACCTGGCCACAATCGGGTATAGCAGTGCGTGGCGTGTTGTACGAGCTTCCGACGCGGGCGCCCCACACCAGCGAGCCCGATTCTTCCTTATTGGCTACCCCGACGGCGAACCTTGGGGCGTGCGGCGGCCCGCAAGACCCCGCAAAGCGCAGGGAGGGTGGCCATTCAGTGAGTCTGCAGGATCAGGTGTCGGCGCTCTAATGCCGACCCCGACCGCGTCGGACCACAAGGCGGGCAACCACCAGGACGGCACCGGGCACAGCCTCACGCAGGCAGTGCAGCTCCTCCCCACGCCAAAAGCCGCCGACGGTGTCATGGGCCTACCCCGAACATCGGGCAGGCCACCTGAGAAATCAACCCACCTCGCAACCCGACTCGAATACACCGACTACGGGGACTACGCGCAGGCTATTGCCCGGTGGGAGAAGGTCACGGGTCGGGCCGCCCCCCCCCACCCTCGACACCCTCACGCCGACCGGGCGGCAAACCTCAGCTATCCGCACGATTCGTCGAATGGCTCATGGGCCTACCAGACGGGCACGTCACCGGCGCAGACCTGGCCCTTCCCCGCGAGCATCAGCTGCGACTCCTCGGCAATGGGGTCGTGCCTCAGCAAGCCGCCCTAGCGGTGCGGCAACTAACACAGACTGTAAGGAAGTTTGACAGATGAACATGCAAGATCCGCTGGCTGGCCTCGAAGGGGCCGCCTGGTATCAGGAGCGCGTCATGGTGCGCGCCGTGCGCCTCACCCGCGACAACGCCGACGTGATAGCGAAGATCGCCCGCAAGATGGTCGCCTGCACCGACTACGGCTTGATCTACCTGACCGGCCCAGGCGACACCGTGTGGGCTGTGGAGGACGACATGATCGTCGCAACGCCTGGCCGTATGCGCGTCTCAAACCGCACTGCCTCGGACTTCCGCGCCTGGTACACGAAGCCAGGAGAACAGCTCACAGAGGAGGACCTGGGATGACTCGCACGCTCGTCTGGGAATCGCGCGTCTTACCGCTGACGCGCAGCAAGCTTCTAACTGCGAACGACAAGATGCACTGGGCCGCGCGCTCGCGGCTCACGAAGCAGCTGAGGCAGTGGGGTTATCTGCTTGGCCGTGAAGGTGAGGGCGTCGCACGCCTGGGGCTGCGGCACGCTCGGGTCGAGATGGAGTTCGCATATCCGGATAGGCGTCGGCGTGACCGCAGTAATCTCGCGCCGACGGTGAAGGCCATCATGGATGGCCTCATCGATGCCGGGCTGCTTCCCGATGACGCGGACCGCTTCCTCGACGGCCCGCACACCGTCATCGCCACCCGCCTCGCTGACCATTGTGTCGCCGTCCCCAGGTACGAGGTCAGCATCCGTGTGTACGCGGACGAAGATAAGAAGGAGAAAAAGTAATGGCAGGCGACACCGTTATCACTGTCATCGGTAACCTGACCGCTGACCCCGAACTGCGTTGGACGCAGTCCGGCGCGGCCGGCGCCGACTTCACCGTCGCGCC